AACAAAACACGCGAGGAGGTTGCCCGTGATAACGTTACTCAAGCAGAAGTGGAACGCATTACTGACCACATTGACCAACGCTTTAATAGGCTTGAAGAAAAGATTGACCAGCTTATTCGCCAAAAAGGGTGATTGATCATGGCTAAATTAGGCGATGAAAATTTAAGTGGGCCACAGCTACTGTGGGAATTAGCCAAATTGGCTCAAGGCCCAGTGCCGTATTTGGGCAATATGCTAATTAGTGAAATGCTTAAGAAAGTTGAGTCTGGTGCAGATCTGCCCAAGGGCATACTAGGTGCCGTAACAGACCCAAGAGGTTTGGTTAAAGATTATTTTAAGACCGAAGCGGGCAATCAAATTTTAGGCAATTCAAATACGTCTAATTTAGAAAATCTTTTAAATCAGCTTCAGCCCAGCCAGTTTGAGCAATCAAGAACCGCTGGCGAAACTCCGGCATCTGTGCCATCGTCAATTACAGCACCAGATGCAGTGCAGCCAGTTGACGCAAATATAGATCAGTTGTATGCCATTTTAAATGGTGGGTCAAATACGCGTTCATTGTCTTCCCAACCGTCTGACACGCAAGCAGGTCCCGGCTACACATTTGATCCCAATACGGGAACAGCAGTTCCAATAGACGACACGCAAGTCGGTCCAGGTTATCGGTTTGATCCTACGACGGGGACGGCAGTTCCAATCGAAGTTAACGCAGCCCCTGAAGGGTTTAGGTTTGATCCGAATTTGGGTGTAAATGTTCCTAATGAAACGTCTTCCAACGCAGCCCCTTCCGGGTACACGTTTGATCCGGATTTGGGTATGAACGTTCCATCAAACACCGGTGGCGGTGGCCGATTTGATAGTGAATATTATCAATCTGCTAATGCTATGGCTAATGGTGGATTTATTTACAGAGGTAACCGATAATGCCAAGTAAAAGTAAGAAACAACACAATTTCATGGAAGCGATAGCACATTCGCCATCGTTTGCTAAGAAAGTAGGCGTGCCCATGTCAGTGGGTAAAGATTTTGCACAGGCCGATAAAGGTCGTAAATTTTCAAAAGGTGGAACTATGGCTAAGAGCGACATGAAAGAAGACATGGCAATGGATTTGAAACAAGACAAAGCCATGATGCAGAAGGCTGTGAATAAACACGAAAGCCGTTTGCACAAAGGTGAGCCTATGACCAAACTGGCTAAAGGCGGTTCAACTTCTAGCCGCGCTGATGGATGCGTTACTAGAGGCAAGACCAACTGCACTATGGTTAAGATGGCTGGTGGCGGTTACTGCTAAGGAGCAATCATGAAGAAACGTAAATTCTCTGATGGCGGTATTTACACTGCTGAGATGGGTAAACCACCTACAGATCCTGAAGGCGTACCTGCTGTAAAAAAGCCTATGCCTAAAGCACCAATGCCTAAGAAGCCTGTTCCTAAAGACACAGTGTTTCGTGAAGGTATGCCAGTGCCTCAAGATATGGATGGCAAATCTGCTCCTCGTAAAATGGCTAAAGGCGGATCAGCTTCTAGCCGTGCTGATGGTGTTGCTACCAAGGGTAAAACCAAGGGAACAATGATTGGTATGCGTAACGGCGGAAAGTGCTGACATGTTAGCCAGCCGTGGGATGGGAGCCATCTCTCCCAGCAAAATGCCTAAAGGTGTACGCAAGGCGCGTAGGGATAACACTGACTTTACCCAGTATGCTGAAGGTGGTGCTGTTGGCTTGTATGCCAACATTCATGCTAAGCAAAAGCGTATAGCTGCTGGCTCTAAAGAGAAGATGCGTAAGCCCGGTGCAAAAGGTGCCCCATCAAAGCAAGATTTTATTAACTCTGCAAAAACTGCAAAATAAGGATTTGTTATGTCTCAATTTACTTTAACTTCAGCAGAAGACTTGTTAGTTCTTGGTGCTGTACGTGCAAAAGCGGCACAGTACTTAAGCTCAATGGGTGTTAACGATCCAGAGCTAGATGCTTTGGTAGATAAAATTCAGAGTCAATTTGCACCCGTGCAAGAAGCTGTTACTGAAGAGCCAGCCGCAGTCGCTGCATTCATGGATGAAGTTCCTCACGAGCAATTCACCCACGCAGAAGACCAAGCCGAGGAGTAATCTATGGCCATCTCTGGAACCGCTGCTTTTAATCTTGACCTCACAGAAGTTGTTGAGGAAGCATTTGAACGTGCTGGTTCTGAGATGCGCACAGGTTACGATCTGCGCACTGCGCGTAGGTCTCTTAATCTATTGTTTGCGGATTGGGCTAACCGTGGCGTAAATATGTGGACATTTGACCAAGGAACTATTAACTTAGTATCGGGTCAAAACACTTACGCATTGCCAACAGATACAGTGGATTTGTTAGAACACGTTATTCGTACTGGTGCTAACAGTGCTTCTACACAAGCTGACCTAACAATCACACGTATTAGTGTTTCTACCTACGCCACTATTCCTAACAAACTACAGCAGGCTAGACCTATTCAAGTTTGGATTCAGCGTTTAGATGGAGCAACTTCAGCAATAGGTACTACACTTAGCACAACAATTACTTCAACAGATACTACAATTTCAATAGCTTCTTCGGTAGGTTTACCTGCTACTGGGTTTTTATTGATTGAATCTGAGACTGTTGGATATGGGTACATATCAGGGAATACCCTGTATAACTGTACTCGTGGTCAGAATAATACAACTGCTGCCGCGCATACTGCTGGAGTTAGTGTGTATGTACAGAATTTACCCGCTGTTACTTTGTGGCCTACACCAGATAATTCTCAGACGTATCAGTTTGTGTACTGGCGCTTAAGGCGCATAGATGACGCTGGTAATGGCGTAAACAACATGGATGTACCATTTAGATTCTTGCCATGTATGGTGGCGGGATTGGCTTATTACTTAGCTCTTAAAGTACCTAATGGTGCAGAGCGATTGCCTATTTTGAAACAGCAATACGATGAGGCTTGGGAGTTAGCTTCTAGTGAAGATCGTGAGAAAGCTGCTATTCGGTTTGTACCCCGTCAGATGTTTATTGGTGGGAGCACTTAATGGGTAATCGGTTTGCAAACGGCATACGGGCGATTGCCGAGTGTGATCGTTGCGGCCAGCAGTACAAGTTAAAGCAGCTTAAAACTGAGATCATTAAGCAACGTAAGTACGAGCTTAAAGTTTGTCCAGAATGCTGGGATCCAGATCATCCTCAATTAATGTTGGGTACATTTCCAGTTGATGACCCACAAGCTTTACGCAGTCCTCGTAGAGATACAACTTATGTTACTGCCGGTGTTAACAATGCAGGTTATCCAACTGGTGGTAGTAGAGACATTCAATGGGGCTGGGCACCAGTAGGTGGTGCTAGTAGTTTTGATGCAGTTCTCACTCAAAACTACTTGGTTTCTAGGGCAATTGTTGGTACAGTAACTATATCTTAAGGAGCTTAAAATGGCATATACAAAATCTGCTGACGGTGTTGCTAAAAAAGGCAAAACATCTGTTGACGTAATGGCTAATAGCGGCAAAACTGCACCCAACCCTCGTGGTGGTAAAAGCGGTAAAGGTGGCCCTACAGGTATGCAAATGCGTGCAGTAGGTCGCAACATGGCTCGCGCCAATAACCAGAAATAAGGTTCATCATGGCTACATTTAGTAAAAAAATGATGGGTAAAGAAGTTGGTGATGCCAAAGTCTATGCTACGCCACACACTATGACCGGTAAAAAAGTAGCAATCTCTTCTACCCCCGGCAAGCCTACTAATCGTAGCAAGCTTGAAGAGTACGACATGACTGTTGGAAACATTAGCAAGTCTGCTGGTGATGAGCCAGTTAAAACCAGTGGAATTAAAATCCGTGGCACAGGCGCAGCTACCAAAGGCGTAATGGCTCGCGGCCCAATGGCTTAAGGTTTATATGGCGACACTAGGTGCGTTGACTTACTCACAGTTGGTGACTGCGGTATCTGATTACACGCAGAACACTTTCGACACTACTGACATGAATACCATGATTCAGCAGGCGGAGCAGCGCATCTATAACACCGTACAGTTAGCCAACCTACGTAAGTCATCGTCTACGGCGCTAACAATTAACACGCAAACAATGGATGCACCAACCGACTTTCTGTCTGTGTATTCTTTTGCTGTTGTAGATGCTAGTGGTAATTACATTTACCTT